CTCGACGCCGGACATCGCGACACAGATCGGACAGACGTCGAACGGTCCGGTCGACCACACCTTGCGCGAGTGTTCGCGGGACATCAGTCCGTCGTCGATCGCCTGCTGGTACGACAGGAGGCGCGCTTCGTTGTGCGCCATCATGCGTTCCGTGCGGGCGATCGTCCGGGAGCGGGCGCGTCGGAGTTTCGTCGCGTATTTGTCGCCCTCCTTCCGCATCTGTTCGAGTGCTCGGGTTCCCGACACGCCGCGTTTCGCGAGATCGTCACCGAGGTCAGCGACCCGATTCATCACGGCGCGCTCATACCGTTCGGTCAGTCCGTTCAGGTTGCCGCCGATCGACTCAGCGAAGTCGCGTGCCGTCGGGGACGGGGTCACGGTTTGGAGTTGCCGGAAGATCGACGACGCCGCGGACTGCGGGGTTCGGCCCTCGGTGAACGACTGCTCGACGAGACGACGAAACATCGCCTGCTCAGATTGCGCCATGTTCGTGATGAGACGACCGGCCTCATTTCTGGCCCATGTCGTCGCCCGCGGATCGGTCGCGTTGAAGCGGAACCGGAGCGCCACCTCGGACGGTGACGGTGTTTCAGCCTTGCCGACCTGCCGGTATTGGCGGGACAGTTCGCGTCCGAGGTCGATCGCGGACGTTTCACCGGACGACACGAACGATTCCAGCAGGACCTCCTCGATGCCGCTAGAAGCCGCTGTGAGGTATCCGAGGACCGTCCGGGCGTATCCGGCGGTGTCGGCTGTCTCAACAGCGTTCAGGAGGGTCTCACGGGGAATCGTGGCGTAGGCGTCCTCGATGGCGTCGGCGATCGCCTCCTCCTGCCGTGACAGGGTGTCGGTGCCGGGTTCCCGGAACTGGGGACGTCCGACGGTGCGTCGTTTCGTGATCGGGATTCGTCCGCCGCCACGGACCGGGTCGGCCTGTCGGCGGAGCGCCCGGATCGACCCGGGCATCGGTCAGACCGCCTCGGCCTCGCCGACAGGGAGACCGGCGATCGACCGGAGATAGCCTTCGAGGTTCTCGTCGGGGAACAGCGGAGCACCAGCCTGCGCGAGCGACGTGACGAACGATCCGATCGCGCCGAGGTCGACGGACTTCGGGGTGGACCATGTCAACGTCGGCGACAGTCCCTCGTCGACACCGTTGAGGCGCATCAGGCGCGGGATCGCGTGATTGTTGAACACCTCGGCGATCTCCGACAGGAACGCATCCAGCGACCGGACGAACAGATCGACCTTCGACACGGACAACGCCTGCGTGCCGACCGCCTCATGTCCGAGCAGTAGGAAGTCGGCGAGGACCGTCATCGCGATCCGCTGGTCGTAGCGTCCGATGATCGCGTCGGTGTCGAACTGGCGACGTCCGCCGGTCGACAACAGTTTCAGGTCGTACGCCGGGTTCCCGGTCTCCGGGTCGTAGGCGAGCGGGAACACAATGCCCTCCTGCTCGTCACGTTTCACGTTCCGGACGATCTGTTTGATCGCGTCGAGCGCGGCACGCTCCTCAGAGGTGGCGGCGTTCGACAACAGTTGCGGCGGCACCAACGCGACGGGGAGACCGGCGAGGTCACGTTCGATTCCGATCGCCTCGATCTCTTGGATGCGTCGCTTGTAGTACCACGGGATGAAGGCGTTACGCAGGATCGAGCGGCCCTGCGGGTTGTTCAGTTTTGAGGTGGTGCGGAACAGCAGGCATTTCTCGATCGGGAGGAACGTCACACCCTTCTTCGGGGAGTTCGGGTCCATCTGATATGCGCCACGGATGCCGCCATTCGGATCGAGTTCCCACCGGTCGATCGTTTCCTGTGACCGGGTCGGGAGTTTCCGCCAGCCGACACGACCGTCAGAGAACTTCGAGCGGGTCCGCGGGTCCTTCGTGAACCCCTGCCGACGCTTGTAGACGATCTCATGATACGAATATCCGTACACGAGGAAGCCGAGGATCGCGGCGAGCGTGTCCGCCCACGACGTACTCATGTCCGTCAGGCACGACGACACGAACTCGGCCTCAGCGACAGCGCGCTCATCGGCGTCGTCGGAGGGTTCCACCGACCAGTCGACCGCGCGGATCAGCATCTCGATTGCGTGGAGCATCGCGCCGACTACGGGATCGTTGTCAGCCATCTCCCGGTAGTTGGCGTAAGCCTGCTTACCTCGGAGTTGCCGGAGGAAGTCCTGCTGAATCTCGCCGCCGAACTGGTGGAGACCGGACGAGCCGATCTCCATGAAGTCAGTTGAGGTTGGGCGAGCCTTGCTCAGCGGGTCAGTCGGCACGGTGTCCACAAGCCGACAGGGTAGCGCATCGGTGCCGTCGGTGAACGTCGGTCAGTAGGGACCGTCGCAACACGAGTCGCGTGCTCCGCATCGGGTACAGCGGTAGTGGGCGTGCTCGGGTCGCATCGGTCCGCCGCACCAGCCGCACATCGTCGACAGGTCACAGGTCGGCGGCGGTGTCGCGTTCACCGTCTCAGGATGCCACACAGCCCGTCCCGGGGAGCCATGACTCTCCTGCCGGGACGGGCCTGCTGTGTGTCGACCGTCAGCGTATCAGTCGATCGTCGGGACGCGCACCACCCGACCGGCATCCGTGAAACACAGGATCACCTCGGGCATCAGCGCGACGTATTTCTCGACGCGGGTCCGGTTGTCGGCGGCGCGCCGGTGAAACTGAAGGGTTGCTCCGCCGCGTCCGAGCATCAGGTTCAGGTGGTCGATTCGCCATGCCCAGCGTCGAGGTGCCGGGTACAGGTGGATGTCGCTGTCGCGGTTGCCGCGGATCAGGGCGTCGAGTTCGTCGACGGTGATGTCGTCGGCGCGGTCGGCGGCGTCGGCGTAGGTGCTCGGCGCGTAGAACACGGCCTCCCCGCTCACGCCGGACCTTCCGCGCGCTCCGCGAGTTTGATCCTGCTCTCGTACATCGCGAGATCGGCGTGAAGCGCGATCTCAGCCATGTCAGCGAGCAGGTCCTCGATGTTGCGCTTCAGTCGGGCGTGCGTCTGGGCGATGTCGGCCACGATGTTCTTGAACGCGGCCTCGGCGGTCGCGTTGCCCTCTGCGCCCGTGTACGCGGCGATCGCATCGTCGAGCGCGGCGATGAGCACCCGGTCGGCGACGTCGGCGACGTCCCGCCAGCCTGCGGAGTCGAGCCGTTGACCGGTGGCTGTGATCCCGTGGAGTTCGGTGAGCGCCAACTCGGTTTCGCGGACGGTCCAGCGTTGGGAGTCGAAGGCGAGGTCGGCGAGGTACCTCAGGTCGGCGAGCATCTGCCGGTCGCGTGGACCGGCAGTCACCTCGATGCGGAACACTTCGCGGTCCATGTCGTTCATCACTTCTCCTCCTTCCGGGCGCAAGCCGCGACCTTCGAGATGAAGGTGTAATGCGCGTCGTGTCCGCAGAACGCCGCCCAGTTCGCCTCGATCTCCTCGATCGTCTCGCCGACAGCGGCGGCGTCAATGACATCGTCCCACTTGGGGATGCGAGGTCCGCCCTCCGCATACAGGGGAATCGTGGCGCGGAGATGGCTACAGCCCGCGGCGTGAATCTCGTGGAGACCGAGGTGATCGGAAACCGCGATCACCAGTTCGTTGTGCTCACTCATGGGAACTCCTCTCTTGTTGATCTCTCCCACGAGGAGAACCTTACCGGAGTCCCCCACCAACGTCAACACCTACCCGGAAATATTTCGATTAGGGGTTGCGTTACCGGTTGGGATGGCGTAAGATCGTGCTCGTGGGAGAGAGAAGGGAGACCACGATGAGCAGATGGGTTAGACGGCAAGTCGAACGGGCGATGGTCCGCGCGACCGAAGCGATGGTCGAGGCGTTGTCGACGTTCGAGTCGGCGGTTGAGGTCGTGTTGGCGGGTGCGGCATGAACACCATCATCAGCCGCCGCTACACGCCCGCCGGACTCTCAGCCGTCCGCGGCAAAGTCAACGCCCTGCTCCGCAAGGCGCACAAGAAAGGTTGGAACGCCGACATCACGATCGAGGCGGGGGAGCCGTTCCTCTACACGATCGACGACGCGGTGCGCGGCAAGTTCACCGTCTACTACGTCGACGCGACGATCACGTTCAGCGGACACTTCGCGTTCG